ACCTCTTGAACTCCAATGACGAAGATGGAGAACAAGATGGTTGATTTCGATACAGTTAACAACGTCTGTTATCTAGACTACGTAGACAGCCCTGAACTGTTATCTAACATTGGCATTGATTTCAGCTCCTTTAATTATAACCTAAATGAAGAGAAACAAAGCCCTAACTGGGTACATCAATACGCCTATGAATGCCTCACGAAGTACAAAGACGAAACTTGCCTTGATATTAAGCTCGCTTGCATTAGACACATTGTTGATATAAAGCGCAGCGAACACGTGGAGTTCAAGTATACATTCAGCAAGCAACATGCAAGGAAGGCAATCAATTTCTTTAAGTTGCTGAACCACGTTAAAGGCACAACGAGCGTGTTTACTCTGCTGCCTTGGCAACAGTTCATTGTGGGCAGTATCTTTGGCTGGGTACACAAAGAGAAGCGCGGAGAACGCGTTCTACGGCGTTTCATACACGCTAACGTATTCGTGGCACGTAAGAACGGCAAGTCAACATTAGCATGTGGTATAGCTCTGTTCATGCTCCTTGTAGATGGTGAAATAGGCGCTGATGTCTACACCGCAGCAAGCACGTATCAACAAGCTTGTATAGTGTTTGATGATACTAAATCCATGCTGAAGAAATCCGTGTTGAGTACTGCATTCAAAACACGCATTAACAACGACATGATCCGTTGTGATGCGTTGAACGCAACAATGCGGAGTGTACCTGGAAAAGCAGAAAGTTTAGATGGAAAGCAAAGTCATTGTTGTGTTTTGGATGAAATACACGCATTTACCTCAAGTGAACTATATGACGTAATGCAAACATCAGTGGGTTCAAGAGATAATCCATTGTTGTTTATTATCAGCACTGCCGGAACAAATATAGGCTGTATAGGTCATCAGTTGTTCATGGATGCAGAAAAGCATTTAAGAAATGAAATTCCAGCAGAGGATTGTTGCACTATATTTGATTGCCTGTTCACAATAGATCAAGGCGATGCGTTTGATTCCATAGCAGCATGGCACAAGGCAAACCCGTCTTTGCGTTCAGGTGCTCGTAAACTAGATGAACTGCAAGCAAAAGCAACAGAAGCAAAATACAGAGTATCAGCACGTCCTAATTTCCTTACCAAGTACTTGAATGTCTTTTGTAACTCCAGTGACAAATGGCTTGAATGGAATGTTATTAGAGACAGTACAGACCTGAGTATACAATTCAAAGAATACATCCAAAGCGATGTTCCTTGTTACCTTGGTGTAGATATAGGACTGACATCAGACTTGAGTGCAATCGGCTATGTCTTTGTTCATCCGGACGGAAACATTAAATGTTTCAGCAAAGGATTCTTCCCAAGAGATGGCCTTGTGGAATGCACACCAAATCAAGCAGACATGTATATCAAATGGGCAAACATGAAAGATGGTAGCTTTGAGTTAACTGAAGGCAGCACATGTGATTTCGATTTAATTGAAGATGAAATCAAATACGCTTGCAAGGTATTCAACGTTTGTTCTGTAGAGTTGGATCCATGGAACAGTACGCAGATGTTCAACAACCTAATAAAGGCTAAAGTTCCTGCTGTACAAAGAGGACAGGGACTTAAAGACTTGAATGAGCCAACAAAGTTATTTGAGAAGAGCATTCTTGATGGTCAGCTGAAACACAACGGGAACGGGGCCTTAATGTGGTGCATGTCTAACGCTTGCTTGCGTGTCACTAATAATGATTGCGTAACTGTAGAGAAAGATTCTAAGGATTCCGAATATAAAATTGACTGCCTCAAGGCACTTGTTATTGCTCTTGCTGGTTATGTGCATACAGCACCCAAGAAAGAATCTCCTTGGAAGAAAGGCAGATCTCGTATTGTTTCCATTTAACAGCCACGAATTGAGCCAATAAATACGTTATAGAAATGAGTCCAACAACTAAAATAATAAAGGACAAACATGAAACAGAAAATCAAAACCGTACAGGTGCAAACTAAATCTGCTGAACTAAACAGGGATCAGTTCCTAACAGATTATTACCGTAACGGTGACGTGGACAGTAAGCTCCAAAGACGCCGTTTAATGGATCCCACTGCGGTTGCATGTATTAAGATACTTGCGCAGAGCATAGGCAAACTTGTTCCGTATCTGTACAAACAAACCCCTACAGGTGACGAGCGTGTATTTAACCATCCCTTCAAGAAAATCTTATGCACTAGACCTAATGACTTCCAGAGTACACAGGAGTTCTTAGAAATGGCCGTTGGGCACTTGTGCTTAGATGGTAATTTCTACGCAATCAAACAAATGCGCGAGGACGAAAAGGGGAGAATACGCCTACTTGGGTTCCTTCCTATTGAATATCCCAGTGCAGTACAACCTATCCTACGTGATGGGAAGTTGTTCTATCACCTTACTCCAAATCCAAATTACGGAATCCAGTACGCTGGCGGTGAATGGCAAGCAGATGAAATCCTGCACATCAAGATGCCTAGTACTTCCCTTCTAAAAGGCCAAGGCATTATTGAGCAAGCCCGCCTTACACTTGAACTCGCTTGCACCCAGCGTGAGCACAGTCTGAATTTTGCTGAACGCGCATCTATTCCAGCGGGTATCGTAACGCTGAAAACAGATGGCGTTGAAATGGATCCCGAAGCTTACGATGAAACTGTTGCTTCTTTAACAGCAAGTTTCGCGGGTGGCGCATTATCAAGTGGTCAACTTGCTGTACTACCTGGCTCAGTGGAATATCACCAGCTTACGGTATCAAACGCAGATGCACAGTTCCTTGAATCAAGAATGTTTGGTGTACGTGAAATTGCGGCGCTGTTTGGTGTGCCTATTCACATGCTGAACCACGAAACTCCAAAGTACAGCAACTTAGAACAAAGCAAACTTAGTTTCTACACTGAAACTTTGGCTCCGTTGATTGCACGTATTCAAAATGCCTTTGATAGACACCTTGAAGAATACGATGTGTTCTTTGCACTAGATGAAACTGAACTTACTAGAGGTGATTCCCAGCAAGTAGCCACGAACGCAATGAACCTAGTTAAGAGTGGAATTATTACTTTCAACGAAGGCAGAGCGATGATTGGCAAGCCACAACTGGACGGACTGGATCGCTTGGGTATGCCTATGAATAACATTCGTATAGGTACAGCGGAAGAACTGCTTGAGCTACAACTCCTAATGGCAATGCCAGAGTTAACCCAAGACACGGCCACCAGCCCAGACAATTCGCCACTAAATGAACCAATAAATAATAGTGACCCCGATAACAATAATAACGAAGAGGGCAACAATGCAGAAGAATTATAAGTTCAAGGTAAAGAGCTTTGACGTTCAGACTGGCGAAATTGAAGGGTACGCAAATACCTTCAATTTCAGGGATTACGCGAATGATATTACTATGCCAGGTGCATTTACTGAATCCCTGAAGCAACACCAGCTAGATGGAACAGTAATTAAGATGTTCTGGCAACATGATTCAACTAAACCCATTGGAGTTTGGACTGAAGGCTTTGAAGATGAAAAAGGGCTGTATCTTAAAGGTAAACTGATCCTTGGTGTGCAACAAGCAGACGAGGCAGCTTTGCTTCTCGCAGCTGGCGCCATTGATGGACTGTCTATTGGCTATGAGGTACTGGAAGAAGAATATAGTTACAAGGATGATGTGAACTACCTAATTAAACTGAACCTTCAAGAGGTGTCGGTTGTCAGCTCACCATGTAACGCACAAAGTAGGATTGAATCTGTGAAATCTAAACCAACACAACGAGAACTAGAAAAACAACTGCGCAAAGCAGGACTGTCCCAGAAGAACGCAAAAGCATTCCTTGCTAAAGGTTACAAGGCTATTGAAGATGAAGCCCAAGAAGACCTTGAGCCCGTGGACGTAATGGAAATTGTTACTGCTATCGTAGAAGCCATTCCGGAAGATGTTCTGATGGATGTATCTGCTGAAGAAGTACAAGAAATTTTCGAAGAAGCAATTGATGAAATTGTGGATGAAGAGAAACGCAAAGCACGGAAAGCCCGTAAAGATTTAGCTGATGACGAATACGAAGATACTAAAGAGGCTACTGACGACGAAGGCGATACTGTACTAGATGAAATCATGGAGATTTTGGACATTGTTGATTCCAAAAATACCCCACGAAAAGAAACACTAAATACTGATGAAGACAACGAGATGTTGTCCATAACCCCCTCCGAAGACGAAGACTTCCTCAAGTCACTCCAAAGTCTAATGCGCAGTAAAGCAAAGACCGGCCGGTCGAACCTCAAAGCAAAAGCCAACGCGATGTCGGCTAAATCTAAGCGTTAATTAGTTAATACAACGCACATCAAATAAAACTCCCAAATTCAAACAACAATAAAAAGTAATCCTCCAACGGGATGTTGTGACGAGTACTCCATTTCGGGCAAAGACCCAAAAATAATAATAACAAAGGATAATAATAAATGGATATTCAAGTAAAAAAAGCTCTGGAAGCTCTGGCACAAAAAGCACGTAAGCAAGACGAAGAAATCGTTGAACTGCGCGAAGAACTGGCTGCTGCTCAAGAAACTCTGGAAGGTACTGAAGACGTACAAACTGTAGTTGCTCCGCTGTCTGAAGCTGTTGAAGCTATTCAAGAACAACTGGAAGCTATTCTGGACGAAGAAGCCAAGGGTCTGCGTAAGCTGTCCAGTGGTAATGGTGCTGGTATCAAGTTCTCTGAAGTCGCCAAGCAAATGAAGTCCGCTATTCAAGGCGCTTGCAAAGTTGGCGCACGTGGTGATTTGAAGTCTATTTTCAGCACCCAAACTCCAGGTAATGCCCCACTGTATGTTCAAGGCTGGGAAGCTGAGATTATCAGCAAACTGATCGACATGAGCCCGATCCTGCAACATGCTGGTGTTCGTGAAGTTGAATCAACTCGTTCTCTGCGTAAGCGTGTTCGTATTACCAAGACTGGTGCCCGTGTTGGTGTAGAAAATCTCAACAACGAAATGCTGAAAGACACTGGCGCCAGTGCTTTTGACTGGGTTGATGCTGGCTTCACCAAGATCGAATCCTTCCAAGTTATTACTCCGGAAGCAATCCGTGAAGGTGACTTCGATGTAATCGACCTTGCTGGCGATGTACAAGAAATCTTTGGTATTCAGGCTGCTCGTGCTGCTCTGTTTGGTCAAGGCGAAATGAAAGGTCTGTTCTCTTACTTCGGCAATGATGAGAAAGATGACGTTCGTGCCTACAACAAGTACCAAACTCTGGAAATCCCGGCTAAGTTCGGCTCGGACTACAAAGTCACTGTTGCGTTCCTGCAAAAAGTGAAGCGTTCACTGGCTACTCCGTACCGTTCTGGTTCTGTGTGGTACATGAACGAAGAGACCTTCGACATGCTGGCCGCTCTGGTTGATCCCGCTGGCCGTCCGCTGGTTCAAGACCTCATGGTGGAAGGCTTCGAAGGCAAAATGCTGGGTTATAACGTTGTTATTGACTACACCATGCCTTCCCTGAGTGAAGCGGGTGCCATTCCGTTCATGTTCGGTTCTTTTGATCGTGCTGTTACTTACTTCCGAGTTGAAGGCGAGCACAAGTATGATCAACTGGCTGCTTTCGGTGGCCAACATCACATCTACGACAGCGTAAACTTCGGTATGCGTATGGAAGATGCTTGTGCCCTGAAAGGCGCTAAAGTAGCGGCTGCCAAGTAATACTTTCGGGAGGGGTCGATCCCCTCCCCTTTTTCCAAATTGATAGGAGACATTATGAAACTACTTGTCCTATCGGAAAGTATTCAGAAACTTGAAACAGAGCAATGCACAAACGTAGATGAACTCAAAGGACGTTTGAATATAGTTCATGATTTAATGGACTTCGATTTGAGCATGTCGCTAAGTGCCTCGTTCAGCTATGCCGAACGTTTCATGGCTCGTAAGCTACAACGCCATCTTATTCAAACAGAATTGCTGATTCCACGAAACATGGAAGTGTCTTATTTCATGAAATACGGGCAATGTGATTTGCAATATATTACGCTCGAAGATGGAACTAGGCTTGAACTTCTAAAGGATTACCACGTAAGAGGCAATCGCATTGTGTTCCTGCCAAGAAAGCAAGAATGCAAAGTGACAGTCCAATACAACTGTGGATTTGGTATTCAACGAGGCAAAGATCAAGTTCCAAGTGATATTATTATTGGAATTTTGATGTACGCTGGTGCTGTGCATCAAGTAAAGACAAACGTTACAAGCGAATATCTGAAACGTGCTGTTATTTGCTCTGAGGACTTGTTTAATCCCTATCGTTTGAAACCTAAAGCGTAAGGAGAACACATGGACTACAGCAAATTTGATACTCTTTGCGTGTTCTACAAAGCACAAGAAGAAGTTTACCCCGGAATTACTATGGTAGAGCACACTGTTCTTCATAAAGTTGTGGGGGTACTTGGTGCAGTGAGTTACCAAAAGCTTCAAGAATACAATTCCAATGAAAGAGAAGTGAAACGTTGTGTTATCAAGTTGCCGTGGAATCCATTGCTTCAGGAATGCACACACGTTGAAGTCAAAACATTCTACAGCACAGACATGTTCACTATAGAAATACAACAAATGCCATTCCAAGGCGAAGTTGAGATGTCATGTGTGGATTCAAACAAGGAAATCGGTACTTTTGTGCGTGAACAGCGAGAAGTGAGGAAATAATGGCCTCAAATACGTTCAGTTTCGATATTCAAGGCGGGAAGGAATGCGAGGAAGCATTGTTAGAAATAGGCTCTGTTCTGGGCACGAAAGCCGCTAGAACAGCCCTGAAGAAGGCAATGCAGCCCATGTTTCAGGAAGTGGTCAATTCTGCACCCATAAATACTGGGGCAATTAGTGGGATTCACCTTCGTGATTGTATAAAACTCAAGATTTCAGGTCGGACAAACAAACATCGTAAACAAGGAAGTGATACTTTCTTAAGTGCGAGCATCTACACAACAGGGCCAGCTAATGATTACGCTTGTGCTGTTGAATTCGGGCGCAATGCCTACGTGGTTGAACGCGATACGTTGTTTGGACGTAAGACCCGCCGGTACAAAATCCACATCGGAGCTGTTGCTCCAAATCCCTTCATGCGTACTGCATTATACAAACATGCCCAGTCCACCTCGCAAGCTGTCATCGACGGCATTATGGACGAAATCGGGCGAATCTCAGCAAATAGAAACAAAATTGCACAACAGAAAATAAATGCCATGTATCGCAGGAGCGCGAAGCTGGCTCCGTAACCCCTAAAGGACAACTATGTTAGAAGCAGCAATAATTAAAATAATAAAGACTAGCTTGAATATAGATGCTTACCTCGGAATGGTTCCAGAGAAGGCGAAGCGCCCTGCACTGGCAATGTTAACATTGAATACCACATGCCGTGGAAGCATCGAAAGAACAGAAACCCAACGAAGAGACGTTATTATTACTTTCAAGGTTCATGCTAATTCCACAATGGAAGCAAAGCAGATCCAAGCTAAACTCACGCGCTTGTTTGGTGATAACTTCTTCGATCAAGACGGCATTGATTACCGGTATGAAATGATAACAACTGTGGTTGGTACCAACGATACTTTCGCTGGCACTGATTACTCTGCATCTGTAGATGTACACTTCAATATTACAGAAACACCCCTTCAGTAATACCTCAATAATAAGAACAATAAACAAGGAGGCCATTAATGGCTGGTAAAGTAAAAAACGTATGGACTACCCAAGGCAGTGGCGTTTGGGTAAACATGGATTCCCAAGGCAAAAAGGACACTGAGATTGTTACTGCTGTTTTGGATCTGACTTCCATGTCTCCCATCACCGGTAAGCGTGATGTGAAGAAGAAAGGCACTGTTCAAGGTGATGAATACAGCGCACCTGGCAAGCGTACTTACGATGACCCTGAATTCAAGTTCATCCTGAACACCAAAACCACTGATCTGTACGCTGCTATGCGCACAGCTTCTGAAGACATTGCTAAATGTGAAATCTCCGTCAAGGTAACTTACCCATGGGGTGAGACCTTTGTGTTTGATGCTGTTGTACTGGGTGTAGATACTCCAGAAGCAACCGAAGATCACGGCATCGTAGAAGTTTCCGTGAAGCTGTCTATTTCAGGCGTAGTTACTCGCACAGTAAAAGCTGTCGTCTAACACTGAATAATTTACCTCGATTTAGCCCCTTGGAATAAAGCTAATTTCATAGGGCTAAATTACACAAAAAGGTAATTGCATTCAAAAGGCTCCTTTGCACCACAAGATATAGTGGCACTGTATAAGCAGACAGCACTAGATATAGTGTCCAGTTGCGAAATGTATATTAATTCGCCACTAAATGCACACAATAAGAATACCAATAATAAGAACAATAAAGAGGTAAAAATGAAAGTATTTGATTTCAATTCACTGAACGACCTGAAACCGAAAGTACGCGAAGTAGAAATCGCAGACACCATTTTCTATGTGAAGTCTGTATCAGCTGATGTCGGCGCAAAGTACAGTGCAATGCTTCCACTATTAGGCGTTGAGGCAAACAAGGGCGATGTTGCTCTGGCTGAACTGATGTACCGCATGTCCCGTTTGATTCTCATGAGCGGTATGGTAGATGCAGATGGCAACCCGATTATGAAAACAGATGCACAATTCCGCAAACTGTACACTTCACTCCCTTTAGAGATTACAGACAAACTACAAGACGCCATCATGGGCGAATCAAAAGTTACAGATGAAGAAAAAAAAACATCTGGCGAGACATCTACAATGACGGACCTCTAAGTCAAAAAATTGAAGTAATGAAGTATTACCACTTCACCTTTGAATACGTTGAGAAGTTGTCACCGCACCAGTACGAAGCGTGTCTTGCATTCATGTACAGACATCCAATTGATTCCGTGTTGCACACTGAGCTCGTAAAAAGCCAAGCCGTACAAATGGCAGCAGCCGGAGCAAAGGATTTGAAAATCGCGTACTCCCTATTTGACTCCAGATACAACATGCCGCAGTGGCTCAAAGAAGGTACTCGATTTGAAATGACAGAAGAGGAAATTGATGCCGAAATAGAAGTTCTACGCCGTCAAATGGCGCCTGCTGACATGTTTGACACGATCTAACACGATTTAATAATGGCGTCCGTATAGTTCTAACTTACGGGCGCTTTTTTGTTTCTATCTACCAATAACAATAATAAAGGAATAGAAATGCCAAAAGGAACAACTTACCAAGCGGGTTCAGTTGCTATCAACATGATACTGAACTCAGCACAATTTAGTGCAGCTATAGACAAAGCAAAGAACGCAATGTCCGGTGCAGGTGTAGCAATGACAAGAACCATGAAGATGATTCAGGCCGCTGCTCACAAAATGCAAGGAACATTTAGCGCAGTAACATCAGGAATAATTGGCGATTTAAAGGGCCTTGGGAACGCCTTCAAGGGCCTTGCAAGTGCAGCTATTACTCCTAGTTCGTGGATTAAAGGATTTGCTGCTATAGGCGCATCCATCACAGCTGCAACGGTACTTGCTGTTAACCACAGGCTGGAAATGCAAAAGGTGGCTGATACCTACAGACACACAAGCGAAGAAATGAGTATCTTCACCTATATTTCCGCCAGTACTGGCGTGGAGTACGAAAAGTTAGCTGACACTCTGCGTGAAATTCAGATTAAAGCAAACGAGATTATAGAAGCAGGCTCCCAAGCCGCAAGCACAATGGGCGTATTCTTCAAAGAAACAGGTGGTGCTAAGTCCTGGGCACAACTAAAAGATCCCTTAGAAGTACTAATTAAATTTCGTACAGAGTATCAAAAACTTGTTGATACAAAGGGCCGTGGTACTGCAACCGCAATGCTGGATGAAATTTCAGATTCCGCTAGTGAATGCCGTAAAGTCCTAGAACTTACTACAGACGAATTCAACCGCCTTGTTACTATGGGTGCAGGAACTGCCGTCAGTACAGCCAACATTGAAAAGTTCACTTCTAAGTTCAAAGAACTTTTTGAAATTGGTGAACGGTTCCTTGTTGGAATTGTGAACAACATTGCACCAGCGTTCACTTCACTAATTGATGAGTGGTACGCGAAAGTAGAAACCGTGCTGAATGGAGGCGGTGATAAAACGGGTGGTATGAAGAAAGCATTCCAAGATCAAATTAACGAGTGGAGTAACACTATATTTGATTACTTGACTGCTTGTTTGGATTCCCTTTCTTCTTTCTTGGTGTCCATGAATAAACTCATGAACAGCTTGATTGAAACTTACAATAAGTTTTCAAATACTACAGTTGCATCAATGCTAGGTATAGAAGGCACTACACTTCCAACCTACGACGAAAAGACGCTATCACCCGAAGACAAAAAACAGCACGATGAAATTCAAGGTCGTAAGACTAAACTTGAACAACTCAAGTTAGAAGAAGCTCGCAATGCAGCACTGTATAACAAGCGAGAGGCTGAGGGTGTATCTAACAAGGACGAAGAGCAAGTTGCCTTGGCTAAACGTCAGTATGAAATAAGACGCGAAATAGATGCACTGAACAAACAAGCGATCAAAGACGGCGAAACGCAGCTGGAATTAAACACCAGAAACACTGATGCAGCCAATAAGTACCTTGATACTCTTACCAAAACAGAACGGGCACAATACGACAGCAATCAAGCTGTTATTGCCAAGCACACTGCCCTTCTTGAAGAGCGTTCTATTATTGAAAGCAAACAGAAAGGCAGAAAGAAAGGTACTAAAGAAGCCAATGAACTAGAAGCGCACTTGAAGCGCGTCAACGGGGAACTAAAAACGGCGTCCGTTGAGGCAAGCAATGCAGCTAAGAACCTTGATGCAATGGGTGTTAAATTTGACTTCGGCGCTAATCAGCTCAAAGCAAATAGAGCAGCACAAACCGGATTACCTGAGAAATACGCAGGGTACAAAGAGCTTGGTGGCGCCGCTGATGGCTTGAGCTCTAAAGTTGCATCCGGAGCAACAGCAAGTGATGCGTTGAAAGCGGCTTCTGCATTTGCGGATTCAATAAATGCACAACGTCAGAAAATAACTGACTTCATGGAAGTCGCTCAAGGCAAGGAAATGAGTGCCCTTCGTCAGCGTGAAATAGCTGAAAAGAAATCACTTACTGCCTTGTATGACGACATGAAGAAGGAAACAGACAAGTATTATAAGGATCAGATTGAGAAGAACAAGAGCAACAAGGCTGAAGTAAAGCGCCTTGAGCAAGAACACGCTAACGCAATTGTTGGTATTGAGAAGAACAAAAACACTGATCTAGATAGGCTTGCTGGATTCCAAAAGGTTGCTCGCCTGAAAGGGATGACCGAAACATCTAAAGAAATCGAAAAGCAAATTCGAGATATTGAAGAGCGTTACCAGTTGCATGGTCAAAGCTCACAATACACTTCAGAAAGAGAGCAAATAGAACGCGCACTTGATGAATCTTTGAAGAAGATGAAAGAGGAATACAAGGAGTATTTGGATGATGTGAATTCAGAAGAGTACAAGCTGTTTGTTGAAACTCAGGAGAAGAAGAAGAAAATACTTGAGGAATATGACAAGGAAGCGTTGAACCGTTATCTGGATACAGCCAAGCAAGGGCAAACTGCATCAATGGCAATGGCGCAGTCCAAAGGCAAAGGCGAGTCACCATTCCCAGGTATGTCAGTAAGCGACATTGAGGCATCCAAAGGCAACGTTAATCAACAAACAGAATACGCTTTGAAAATGGGTGATGCCTTGATGGCTGAGTCCGCCAGTAAAAACAAGAAAATGTTTGAGATGAAGAAGAAGATGGACATTGCGACTGCAATCATGTCCACGTACAACGCAGCAAACGCCGCGATGACTGCTTCACCTGGCCCCGCAGGATGGGCAATGGCTGCGATGACTGTAGCTATGGGTTTGATGAACGTGAAGAATATCAGTGCTCAAGAGTGGGTTGGTCAAGCCCACGATGGTATTGATTACGTTCCCAATGAAGGTACTTGGAACCTTGCGAAAGGTGAACGGGTACTAAGTTCAACGTTGAACCGTGACGTAACCGAAATGACTCGTAGAGTTAACAGTGGTGAACTAAGCGGGAGAGGCAACGTGTCTATTTCAGCGCCTATGCACATCGAAGGCAACGTTGTAGATGAAGGATGGTTCGATTCGAAATTGAAAGCTCACAGGGATAGCATTGCTGGACTTGTTAGTGAGTACAATTCAGATAGAGGAATCTAACGGGATGTGGAACCCGTTGGGTTCCCTCCTTTCTAATAATAAAAACAATAAAGGGTTAAACCCATAGGAAGGGAAAATATGGATTTAAGTTTTGAATTCATCAAAGACATGACGTACCCACAATTCATAGCTTTTGTTTGTACTGTAGTAATCCCAAGCGGAATTTTGTGGCTACGTGGATACAACAGGGACAAAAAAGAAATGGAAACTAAGGTACAAGTACTAGAAGACAGTCTTCAGAAAGCAATGGCGGATCAAGCTGTTGTGAACACTAAATTTCAACTTGAGATTAGTTCAACTCAGGACTTGCTGAAGAAATTGGAGGAAGGTCAGGAAAGGATGCTTACTCGTTTGGAAGCCAAGTTGGATACAAGCGTAAGTGAGCTTAGAGGGATTGTTATTCAGGAGATTAGCAAGAAGTAATACGGAAAGACTTGAGCCCGCTAAGCAATGTGACTTTACTTTTGTCAAAGATTTTCGCATTACGGAAAATCTGTTGACAATCGAAGGTGTACAATAACTGGCTCAAATAAAAAATAGGGGTGCTCTGTTCTTGACAGGCACCCTTTTTCTATTACTGCTCAGTTACTTCGCAATCGGATTATTTTGTTGCTTGCAGATACACATCAAATCCGTCTGCTTTTAATTCCTGCTCCAGCTTGAACGCATCACGTGCGTTCTTCATTACAAGGCAGGCGTTGAACCCTAACACTATGCGCCCATGTTTGGACTCCACGTAATGCGCGTAGACATTAATACAGAGCCCTTGAAGATAGATACCTAGCTCTTGCTTAGAGTTCAAGTTACAGATACAGCTCCAGCGACTAGAGGGAATAGGAAAGGAAATCTTCATTGCCATGTTAGTGCTTCTTATTGTTTGCTTGTGCTCATAATATAAGCACCATGCAAAGTAATTCAGAAAATAGTTAAAGAAGATATCTATTGATTACACCACTATTACACTGGGCAGAATACAGTGTATCCCAGAGCCTCATATTTCAGATTGAGCTCCTTCTTTAATGTCAAGGGAGGAAGATAGGCAGGGCCTAGGTCTTGAATTCTAAAGTCTGATCTCTGCGTTAATAGATCCCATTTATTGTCACTCGTAAGGCTATTCCAGAGAGTATGCCGGTCAAGAGAATCATCAGAGATCTCGACATGGACGAGTTTAATAGCCGTTGCAATACAAACGTAAATCCGCAAGTGCCCTCCTATTAGTTTGCCTTGTGCTTCTACTATAAGCAGCTTGCAAAGAATTTAAGATGTTATTTCAGGTTATATTCCATTGGCATAAAGGTCCGAGATTAATAACAGCTCTCCAACGCTAAACATGCATCTGAAATCAAGCTCACAAAAAAGGCCTCCGCGTTTGGAGGCCAACGAATAAGCGTCAAATTAACGCTAATGAGAACAACGAATGTTATTCAAGTGGAGAACGTAAAATATTAATGGTTTTAAATGGATCAGTGTATGCCTTTGATTCTTTTGCTCTTAGTACCTTACAGGCTAACGCATGAAGTGGATGTGATACATCAAGAGCAATCTTCTTTAAATTCTCTTCAAATCTAGTTTTGGTTTCTCTTTCTAATCTTGAACGAGGCTTACCGTACGGGCCTTTGAATGGCTTGGATCCTTTGTAGAACATCTTCTTTGTTCTGTGGTAACGAATAACGTTTGGTAGAGCAGCAGGCATTTTAATCTCCTTATGATTAATGTCTTTCTATTACATGTATTTATTTGGAATTAAAAATAAATACACATAATGAAGCACGAATTAATCCATTCAATTCATAAGGAGAATAAATATGGAACAAGCACCGAACATCCAAAAAAATGTTGACCTAGAGATCAAAGAATTTTTTGAAGCACTGTCACAGATGCCGAAAAAGGCAAAGGTGGGTCGCAAGAAAAAACTGACTCCAGAACAAGTTCGAATGGCTGCTGAGAAATACGCGGAAGGGGAATACAGCATGGAGAGTATTGCACTCGCCATGGGTGTATCTCATGAAACTGTACGTCGTGAACTCAGGGCTCTCAAAGAATAACGTATACGAAACGAAGGGAGCCGTGGCTCCCGCTAATAATAAGAGGCACAAATGATTATAGACGAGAACATGTTGAAGGCAGTAAAGCTCAACGAGGGTTGTATTGAATACCAAACAAAGATGAAGTACTTCCGAGGTGGTAGATTCTTCATTTACAAGGACAGTTTAGGGTTCGATACAATAGGCTATGGTCATTTGTGTACCTCTGCTGAAGTGCAGAAATACAAGCAAGGAATTAGCGAGTTAGATGCAAACAATCTACTTGCGATGGACTTGGGTAAAGCAGAACAGGGAGCACGTAGATTGTTCCAAATGAACAGACATAGTGAAGCTGTTCAGCGTGTACTTGTTGAGATGGTATTCCAATTAGGTGAAACCAAAGCAGCACAATTCAAGAAGTTCAAAATGCAGTTAGAAGCAAAGGAGTACAAACTAGCGGCAGGTGAGCTCAAGAACAGTAATTGGTTCAAGCAAACCCCCAATAGAGTACAAGGGCACTTGGATGTGCTCAACAGGGCGTAAAGCCTAATACAAGGAGAAGATGATGAATGATTATACTGCACCAGGTGTATACAACACTTGGAACTCACAACACGTAGGTGAAGGACGGAAACCTAAATTTGGCGAGGAAACATTTGTGTACTCAACTCGCTTGCCAATGTCTATTAAAGACGACTTGCAGCAAGCTCGACAACAAGTGGATTTAGCATCTGAATTACGGAACGTAATCAACAACATCAACAAACGCAAATAATTCAGGGGCAGCAATGCCCCTTTCGTGCATCTGCTATTCATTTAGTGGGATATTTCGTGGGAAATAATAAATATTACCGAGGAGAGGGAAACGCGTTTCCCGTCAAGGCAAAGTTATTAGGAGGATGTATGGCACAAGTTCAGAAGACTCGGTTCAACCCAATATTGGATGTTGAATACAACGAAGAGATCCACTTCACAGATGCAGAGTTAAGAGAGCAACGAGAACAAACAAGAATGCAAGACAGCATAGATAGATTGCTATTAATACACCACGCACAAGAGATTCTAGATGCAAGACGTAAATCCCAAAAAGAACCCATTGCTCGTAGAGCAGAATACAACGCCCGCAGGGAAGAAGGCGAAGCGTACTTCCTCAGCGAAGAATACCTCCAAAGCGATGAACTCATCACAGAGCTGTACCCTGAACTCTTCATGTCCTTCGAAGAATACAAGAGGTCTAACATCAAAAGAATTTAAAGAGTGGAAAGCCAAGCAACTCCAGAAACAAAATGGATGTTGTGCCTTGTGTGGTAAAGAGCTGTTGCTAAGCGAAGCACAGGGAGATCACAACCACTTGAATGAAGGGCTCCAGAAGAATGCACACAGGCTTAGAGGGGTACTGCATAGGCAGTGCAACACTGCACTCGGGAGCCTTTGGAAAGTGCTGGTACGTAGTGGCATTGTTAACCAAATGGGATCAGAAGGTGCATTGGAGTATCTACAGGCGACTTCCGTCTACTTGGCCGAGGATTACACCAATGCGCCTTTTCATCCTAACAGAACAAAAGATGAGACTAAGCGCCTCAAGCGCCTGTCCAAAGGTGAGCTTTTAGCAGAAGCAACACAGCTAGGTGTTGTTACTCAAGCGAAGATAACAAAGGAAGAGTTAGTTCAGAAAATAATTCAGAAAATCCGCTGATTTTGCCATTCATTACGCCAATAAATTCGCCACTAAATGCTAAATACAATAGAAGAAGCAAAAACGTCCTAAGGAGACTAAAATGATTGGAATAAAAAAGATTGCTGTTTTGATGTGCATTCCACTTTTACTAAGTGGCGTTGTGTACCACGAACAGGCCAGTGAGCCCCAGCAACGCATGATAATGGTCAATCCAGGTCATCTTACACCTTATCCCGTATACGGCGTGAACCACGCGCCTGCATCAGATACGCTCCACATGGAGCCCGATGCCAATGATCCAGTATACAAAATGACCACAATGAACTAACAATGAAATAATTTAGAAGTTTTTGCTGGATACCTTAAACAGATCGCTAATAAATTGTTATAATAAGGTATAGGCCAACAACGGCCCAGTTTGCAAACTCCTTATAATAACAAAAGCTTTTCCGCACTGATCACTACAGTGTTTTTCATTACAACTCCTTATGACGTAGCTTAAAGAGCCCTTTTGGGCTCTTTATTTTACATTCGATTATGTAGGTAATTATGCAGAAAAACACTAAATACAATACAGCAAAGGAGATCCCACTATGTTGGAACAAAAGAAGAAAAGAGGCCCAAAGCCCGCGTTTGATGTAGCAACTGCTCAAGAAATGGAGCGCCTGAATAAACAAGGCTACACCATGGAGAGCATCGCCAAACAATACAACACCACACAAGGAACTGTTTCACGCAGTATCCAACGTCTGAAATCAGAAAGATAAGAAAGCCCCAAGTGCGGGAACACTCAGGGCTTAGGAAGCAAAACCAAAAGGAGAAGAATCATGTCTAAGCTGCTAACAAATACCACGTTCCTCTATCAACTATTTATCCAAACAAATTTGTTTTGTTATCCCTCAGATACAACAGATGCTAAGTTTTGGAAAGTAGATAGGAAGGGTGTTGCAAAGCCAAGTAAAACTATGTTGAAGCAATTCGAAAAAGCAAAGTCCGCAATGTGCCAAATGGTTGCGTTGTCCGTAAATGATAAAAGCGAAGATACGGAGGACTTTCAGTTCAGCATTCAAAGCATTGCTGGCCTGTTTGGTCGTAAGGAAACATTTTATACATGGAATGAAATTTGGAATGTGTTCAACAAGAGCAGCGTACATCTTTCGAAAGAATACGCAGGTGATGATGCAGCTCGTCCTTGTGGTTACATGTGGACTTCCACTTTCAAATCTAAACTTGCAGATTTGATGGATTCACTGGCTAATGATACGTGTACGGTATCATTTGAGGATTTGAGCTCAGCGCCAGCCGAGGAAGAACCGGAGCATGATCTAGTCACGTACATTACCCCTAATGTTAACGCGTTACGTGAAGCCATTACCGCAAAGGATATGAGCCTAGATGAGCGCCTGTATGTATGGGCTTACTGTAGAGTAGCAGAACACTACAACGGCAGAGTACCCCAGTACTACCACTGTACACTGAACTCCAAACGTTATTACGGCTTTGGTAAGCTTGGGATTCAAGGGTTAAACAAGAAGCTACGTAACCTGTTAATGCAAGGTTATAACCAGTACGATCTGAACGCATCAGCAGTAAGCATCCTTTGCAGTGTAGCCCAAGGCTTGTACCCTACCCTCCAACGGTACGCAAGCCAAACTAAAGCATTCCGTTTGGATATTTGTAATAGATGGACGAAACACGGGTTAGATGTTGATACGGTGAAGCAAGCCATTACAGCAACGTTGTTTGGCTGGAACATCAATAACCAAAAGTATTCCAAAACTCAGATACCCCAAGCATTAGTGTACTGTTTAGTCCATGACGAAGACTTCAACATGTTAGTTGCTGAATTTGAGGAACTAAAGAATGAGTTGTTCCCTATTACCAAAAAGAAGGAACAACAGAAGCAAGCAAGTGCGTTTTACCAGAATTTAGAGACTCGTATAATGTCATTCATCAGGAACAGCACGTATGATCCAAGTGATTGCCTGATGGTACATGATTGTATCTATACCAGAGACGTAATAGACATAGATGATGTACGTAATGAGATAGATTATATCTACGGAGTGCAAATACAAATCAAAGAGGAATGAGATATTATAGAAGGCGCACGCTACCGCGCGGCCTTGAGGTTCGTTCGCCGAGCAACGCGATGGAAGCATAACATTACCACTATGTAGCACAGTTTTGAACAA